TGAACCGGCTATTACGATGTTCCCATCGTTACAGCAAACCTACTCAGGAGGCGCAGAAGTGACTACCCCGTTGCAGACCTACCGTCGCTGGATCGAAATCACGGAGACGCTCGCGGCGCTGAAAGACGAAGAGTTGGCGCTGCGGCTGGCGCTGGTCGAAGCCTACTTCCCGAACGCCGACCCGGAGGGCACGGCTACGCTGGAGTTGCAGGACGGCTGGGAACTCCAACTCACCATGCGGATGAACCGCACGGTCGCCAACGGCAAGGGCGAAGCCGACGCGGTGATGCGGCAGCTTCCTCCCGAAGTCGCTGAGAAGGTCTTCGCGTGGAAGCCTTCGCTCCAACTGCGTGGATACCGGAAGCTCGCCCCGGACCACAAGGCGCTGGTGGATAGTGTTGTCACCAGCACGCCGGGCACTCCCGCCCTCAAGCTCGTCGCCCCGAAGGAGGCGTGATTCATGGTGACCGTCAAGACAGTCGCGGATGTCACGAGCATCAACGGCGTCAAGACGTTCGTCTACGGTGCCAGCGGTGCGGGCAAGACCTACGCTATTGGAGGTCTTGCCAGCCCCATCATTCTGTCAACCGAGGACGGACTGCTCTCACTCGCAGCAGAGTACCCTCATCTGCATTGTGTCGGCATCGCGACCTACACCGAGATGGTAGACGCTCTGAAATGGGCTACCGGCTCTGCCGAAGCGTCCAAGTACTCTCACGTCGTGCTGGACTCGTTCAGCGATCTCGCTGAGATTATTCTCGCTGACCAGAAGACCAAAACCAAGGACGGTCGCATGGCCTACGGCGAGACCAACGAGACCGTCCTGAAGATCTGCCGAATGATCAGGCAGTTACCTCGTGATGTCTACATGACGGCCAAGGAGGGCCAGATCGTGGACGCTGACGGGGTGTCGAAGTTCGGACCCCTGTTTCCGGGTAAGCAGCTCGCGATGCAGGTGCCGTACTTCTTCGACGAGGTGTTCCAGCTCGTTGTGCAGACGGACACCAGCACGAACGAGCGGACGCGATGGTTTCGCACTAGCGGCGACGCGCAGTACGTCGCCAAGGACAGGTCTGGTGCGCTCGATTTGTGGGAGCCTGCCGACTTGGACGCAATCTACACCAAGATCAGAGGAGGAAAGTAACTATGGCGCAACTACCCGAGGCGTTCGACCCGAGTCAGGTTCCCCCGGCGTCCCCTGGCGGCAAAGTGCTGCCGGTCAGCGACGACAACGGGCACCTCGTCAAAATCCTGGCCAGCGAATGGGTGCCGGTCCAGTCTAACCCCGCCAATGGGCGGCTGGTGTTCTCGCTGGAGATCCTCGACGGCGAACACGCTGGGCGCACCGGCAACTACGGGTTGAACCTGGCGAACAGCAACCAGCAGGCCGTAGAGATCGCCAAGCGTGAGCTGTCTGCGCTCTGCCACGTCGTTGGCGTGTTCGGGCCTGTGACCGACACCACGGCGCTGCACGGGCGTCCGTTCCGCGTGATGGTCCGGCAGCAGAAGAAGAACCCCGAGTACACCGAGGTCTACGGTGTCAAGGACCAGCACGGGCGCACGCCTGCCGAAGTGCGCGCAGCCGGCCCGACCAACGCCGGGCCGCCGAAGGCAGCCCCGGCTCCTGCCCCGGCTCCGGCTCCTGCCCCGGCTCCGGCTCCTGCCCAGGCTCCGGCTCCTGCCCCGGCTCCTGCCCCGGCTCCGGCTCCTGCCCCGGCGGCGGACAGCGGCAAGGCACCGTGGGAATAGACGCAGGTACAGGGCGCGGCAGCTACGCGGCAGCCGCGCCCGCTACACCAAAGGAATCTTCGTGGAAATCATGGCACGGCACATTCTGACAGACATCGACGCTGCGGTGGTCGCGACCAGCGACACGTCGTTTCGGCATCACATGGGCGCGTCCGTCATCGGTGACGAGTGCCATCGTCGCGTGTGGTACAGCTTTCGCTGGGTGCGCCGCCATCCGTACAGCGGTAGGATGCTACGCCTATTCCAGCGAGGCCACGAGGAAGAAGTCCGCTTCGTCGATTTCCTGCGGCGCGCCGGCTGGAAAGTCACCGAGGTTGACCCGGCCACTGGTGAGCAGTTCCGGTTCACGGCTATCGAGGGGCATTTCGGCGGTTCGATGGACGGCATCGGCACGCCGCCAGCCGGGAAGCTCTACTCCGATCTCGGACCGCTGGTGCTGGAGTTCAAGACTGCGGCGAAGAAACCGTGGACGCGTGTTGCGAATGACGGTGTTGCGAAAGCGCAGCCTAAGCATTACGCGCAGATGCAACTCTATATGCGGGCGCGAGAGCTGGACAACGCGCTCTACCTGAGCGTATGCAAGGACAACGACGAGCTGTACGCCGAGATCGTGCCGTACCGGCCTGACGTGGCCGCCGGCTACCTCGCGCAGGCGCAGCTCCTGATCTCCTCCCAGGACGCGCCGCCTGGGATTAGCAGCGATCCTACTTTCTGGAAATGCAAGTTCTGTGACTATCACGCGGTTTGCCACGGCGACGAAGCGCCGGCGCAGAACTGCCGCTCGTGCAAGCACGCCGTGCCTGCGGAAGGCTCCGTGTGGCACTGTGAGCGCCACGACGTAGAGATCCCGCGTGACAGGCTTGCCGTAGCGCACCCGTGCTGGGAGAGCCTCCTGTGAGCCTCAGAGACTACCAAGAGCAGGCAGTCGCTGCGGTGTTCACGCACTTCCAGACAACCGCCGGCCACCCCGTCGTAGTCATGCCGACCGGCACCGGCAAGAGCCACGTCATCGCCGGAGTGATCCAGCGGGCACTCACTACGTGGCCACGCACACGCGCGCTAGTCCTGACTCACGTCAAAGAGCTTGTGGAGCAAGACGCCACCAAGCTACGCGCAGCATGGCCCGGCGCTCCCGTCGGAGTCTACAGCGCCGGCCTGGGCGTCCGTGACACGCAGGACGCGGTTATCGTCGGTGGCGTGGCTAGCGTCGTCAAAAACATCGACAAGTTCGGCAGGCGTGACCTTGTGCTGATCGATGAGTGCCACCTGCTGTCGCAGAGCGGCGAGTCGATGTACCAGCGAGTGCTTACCCGGCTGCGCGAGCGCAATCCGAAGTTACGCGTGGTTGGTTTTTCAGCCACGCCGTACCGGCTTGGGCAAGGGCACCTGTGCGATGATGGACTATTCACGCACGTCTGCATCAATCAGGCAGACATTCGCTGGTTCGACTTCTTTGTCCAGCGCGGCTACCTCGCGCCAGTGATTCCGTGGAAGCCCCCGGTACAAGCTGATCTCACAGGCGTCAAGATGGCGCGCGGAGACTACGCAGTCGGCCAGTTGCAGGCTGCTGTCGATGTCGATCCGCTCACGCAAGCTGCTGTCGCCAACATGGTAGAGCGCGGCGGCGACCGGAAGAGTTGGCTGGTGTTCGCAGCCGGCGTTGATCACGCGAAGCACGTAGCGGCAGCGATAGCTGCGCATGGTGTGTCGGCAGCCCCGATCTACGGCGCGCTGCCGAAAGAGGAGCGTGATCGTCTCATCGCAGCGTTCAAGGCAGGCGAGCTTCGCTGCTTGGTGAACAACAACGTACTCACCACGGGATTCGACCATCCCCCTATCGATCTCGTGGGAATGCTCCGGCCCACCACTAGCCCTTCCTTGTGGGTGCAGATGGTGGGTCGGGGCATGAGGCCCGCACCAGGGAAAGCCAACTGCCTCGTGCTGGACTACGCCGGGAACACCGAGCGCCTCGGACCTGTGAACGATCCGGTGCTGCCGAGTAAGCGCGGCGGCAAGAGCGACGGCGCTCCTCCGGTAAAAATCTGCCCCCAGTGTGGTTGTTATAACCACACGACGGTGCGCGAGTGCTACTTCTGCGGCTACGAGTTTCCTATTCGACCGAAACTGACTACGGACCCGTCGGAGTACGCGCTGCTGGCCAGCGACCGCACCGTCGTAGAGGAAGTGCCTATTGAGCGCATTCTCCGGGGCAAGCACCACAAGGCCGGCAAGCCCGCCTCGTTGCGCGTCACCTATATGCGCGGTCTCGTCCGCTTCGACGAATGGGTATGCTTCGAACACGGTGGCCACGCGCGCAAGATGGCAGAAAAGTGGTGGGCAACACGCGCGACTACACAGTGCCCCAGCACTGTCCAAGAAGCATTAGACAGGTGGGACGAACTCGTGCAGCCGCGCAAGGTGCGCGTCTGGACAGGGAACAAGTACCCAAGAGTGATTGACCACATTTTCTAGGAGGAGTGATGCGCGACGGATGTAGAGTAGTGTCGTGGTTCAGCGCGGGAGTCTCATCGGCTGTCGCGACCAAGCTAACGATTACAGATCTTGACCATATCATCTACACGCATATCGAAGACCATCACGAAGATACGCTGCGGTTCGTTGCCGACTGCGAAAAATGGTTTAAAAAGCCTGTCGAGATTATTCAGTCGGACAGATACTCCACGGTGGAGGAGACTCTTCGCGCTGTCCAGTATATCAACGGCCCTGCTGGAGCGCCGTGTACGCGGCTCCTTAAACGACGGGTGCGCAAAGAATGGGAGAACGCACACGACGATCTACCATTGATGTATGTGTGGGGGCTGGACGCATCTGAGCAAGCGCGCGCCGAGCGCCTTGCTGAGGCCATGCCTGATCAGCAGCACATCTTTCCCTTGATCGAACGAGGAATCACCAAAGAGGCTGCACACCAAATGCTGAACGCTAGTGGAGTGCGGAGGCCCGCCATGTACGATCTAGGGTATCCAAACAACAACTGTATCGGATGTGTCAAGGGCGGCATGGGGTACTGGAACAAGATCCGCCGAGACTTTCCAGAAGTATTTGAGAAACGCGCCGCACTCGAGCGCGAAATTGGCGCACGTTGTATGCGCCGATCATCGCTAGACGACCTCGATCCAGAGCGCGGTCGAGAAAGCCCGCCAATCGTCGAGGAATGCGGCGCGATGTGTGAAGTGATGGACCTGAACAAGACCGACAATCCACAAGTACCAGAATCTTCTAGGAGGCTTCAGATGGGGCGCAACAAGATCAATAAGCAAGCGAAGCAGCTCGACGCGGCGATTCGCCTAGTCGCCGGCAAGAAGAAGCGCGGAACGGTGGCCGTGTCCAGTGGCGGCGTGTTGTACTCGACCGGCCTTGACGCGGCGTCCCCTGCCGGGCTGCCCCTGCCCAAGGGGCTGTACGCAGCCGATGAGCTGCTTGCTGTCTTCCCCGCGTTCAAGTACGCAGAGAAGATCACTGTCGGCAGCACGCAAGACGCGGAAGGCGCGTGGAACGTTGAGCTATCGGACGGCGAGGGTACGAAGCTCGTGCTTGGGTGGCAGGACTGCGGAGATGTCAGTGCGGAAACACCGGACACGGGATGGGCGCTTTCTGCGCAGCATCTCAAGATGCTGAAGGCGGCAGTTTCGCTCGCGTCGAAGTTGGTGAAAGAGCAGCTTCGCGTCGTGCGGTTTGAGGAGCCTGGGGTCATGAGCTACCTCTCGCCCACCACGGTTGCCCAGTGGTACACGCCGAAGTGGCAGGGCCGTCCCACGTTTGAAGCCGACGTTGCCGACATCAAGCGCGCCATGGCGTATCGTGGCGCGAAACTTATCGCGATAGGAGCGTCCGACGGCAAGGTCAACTTCGCCTACGACGACGGCGCGTTCCTGCGGACAGCGCGGTACACCGGCAGCAGCTACGACGCCCAGCAGATCTCCACCGTGTTTACTCTCGATGACGAAAAGCTGCCGATTGGCGAGGCGTCACCTGCGCAGCAGCTCCTATCGATGGTGGCGAGTGGCGGTAACCCGTCGTGGACCGACGGTACGCGGTTCTTTGCCGACTACGGTGCCGAAGGTACTGCTATGCCGATGGAAATTGGTGCTTGCAAATTCTATCCTGCTAGCATCAATCTACTTACGACGTGGGCTACGGCAGTTTCGTTCGGCAGCCCCTC